AAACTTCCTCATATTTAACAATTAACCCTTCAACATTTTCGTATTGCATAAAATCTGAATACAGATTTTCAAATGATTTCTCAGGTAATTCATTAAATCGGGTTCTAACAATCTCATAAGCAAGATTTCGCTTATTTAACGTTTCACCATTAAATATGAATTTTGAATAGTCTTTTTGAATTGTGGTCTTAGCCTCTCTTCGCTCTTCAGATTTTTTCTGGGCTTTAACTTGGTAATCTTCAGCTTCAGGTAGAGGAATGATCTGCTGTACATCAATTAAAATGGAGCCATGGTATGTATATGGTTGGATCCGTACACATTTGATATCAATATTGCGTTCATTCATCCACATTACTGTTGTGGTTAATTCCTTTGAGAAATTTGGAGATACTAAAATTATTCTTACATCATCACCAAAGGTACTTTCATCTAATTCAACATCAACAAAGTCTGATATTTCAGTGAAAGCACTCTCTTTGTCAAACGAAGGAAATCCATTTATTTGCTTAAATTTGCAAAATTTCTCTAAAGCTAAATCAAGTGTCATGGTTGAAACCATGGAAGCATATCTAATCGCTTGAAGCTCCATGTGGTCTCCAGTTTCAGTACGCTTTAATTCAATAACAACTAAATTTGCACTTCTATCAATTGCTAGAAGATCAATTCGTTTCCTAGAGCTGTCCCAGTCTGAATATTCTTCCGCAATAACTAAACAATCAGGTGCAATAACACCGATATTATTTTTAATAGCTTGTTGAAGATGAGATCTTTCTAAAATTTCAGCCTCAACAAATGTTGTGGTTTTAATCGGTATTAAATTATTTTCTTCGAAAGTATAGATCGTCATTTTTTAATCGCATGGACAAATTCAGAAATTAATATACCGAACGAAGATAAAGCTTTGAAGAGATTAGTTTCTTAAAGCCTTAAGTAAATAAACAATCTGTCCTTCCACTGTTTCCCTTGAAACTATCTGAAAAGATGTGCCTAAGGGAAACAGTACGCCTTGCCCTGCATTTAGCTTATCCAGATCAATACCTAACCCTTTAGCATTCTCTATCTGAATCACAATATTTGAGCCAGAATCTGCTAATAGTAATGGTGTATCTAGTGTAATGACCTTACCTACCTCCAATGATGCAGCGTATGCTAGTGAAGCTGATCCGGTCACTGTAGTTGCACTACTCGATGCCACTGCCTGTAGCCTGCCTAAATCCTCCTTCAACCAGCGTTTAAGTACTTCCTCAGCCAGAGTGACAGGGGGCTGCTTTAACTGCGCCGTAAGAGCTGAATCATTGCCCTGTACATAATCCAAGAAAGTACGAATCGCACTAGGTCGAATGCTTGGATCAAGTGGAATCACTGTATTAGCCACCACATCAAATAAGTCCCGGGTACTATCATCCATTGGAGTAAATAAACTGGCCAGCTTTTTACTTGCCGTCCACTCGGCTTTGATGACCTCTTTCTGCTTCAGCAAAAATGCTTTATCCATGTCAGAATCCAGGATCTTCTGATCTACCAGACCAGATAGATCGCCATAGGTCATTGGACTAGTACTCCACCCCATTTCCTCAGCCACTTCCGGTAGCTGATCATCAGGTGTAATACCATATTTCAATGCCTGCTTCTCGGTTAAGGCAATCACTGTACAGCGACACATGAAGCCCCACGGCGGGTAATACATGAGCCAGAACGGATCATCGATATGACGAATAATCCGGTTCAATGCCAGATGACTTGGACGGATCCGGCTATCATCGATAGCTGAATACATCAGGTATGGTCGTTTGTCTCTATTGCGTTGCTGCTGTTGCCAGCGTCCATGACTATACGCCGTCTGAATATTAGTCCTAAAAACATTCTTGAGATAAGGCTCACTTAGCTTGATCTCATTTTCAGCGACCAGTTTCTTAAAGTCCTCAAATGTCGAGCCATTTGTAATAGCCTTGTTTACGGCAGCTATCACAGTCTCAATCTGTTCAAGGCTCGACAGAAAGCTAACTGTAGTTGCCAACTGCCGGGTCTTAAGATCCAGAGAGTAAAACTCATCAGGCAATACGATTTTACGAGACCGGGCAAACTGTAAGGCCTCTAAGAATGTGACTGGTTGCAATTTTCGGCTCCAATAAAAAAGCAGCTTAGAAGCTGCTTTAATTTTTAAGTTATCATTTAACTAATCTTCTTAGATCTAAAAGATTCATTAGAAGAATTAAAAAAATAATTATTAAGAGAATGAAAAATATTATCAATCCAAGAAATACTGCACCAATAACACCTTTATTTATATAAAAATTATTAGCAATGAAATGAATTACAGCATTGCCCTTAACAAGAAACAAAACTATTACGAAGCTTATAAAAATTACAGAAGAAATTAAATTTCTTTTCTCTTTTTTAAAAGCTATCTCATTTATTTCAAGTCTTGTTAAGACTGACTTCTCATCGTACGCTTTTATAAGCACATCATCCCAATAAATTACTAAAGGCGCTACTATTTCAAAATTAGTAAAATCTGGATGTCTATTGTAGTAATCTAAAACTTCGAAAGTAGCTAACCCACTACCAGATAACTTCTGAGCTGCTGCATTTTTCATTGCGCGCTTGCTATGAGGAGAAAGATTGTTATCTTTATCAATCTCAGATATTTCTAGAAAATAATCAGATTTTCGATTGAAACGTTCTTCTGCTTTTCTAAATTTATCCTTTCGATTGATAATGAGTTCTATTAACTTCATTAGATCAATCATTACTACCTCATATATTCTTATAAAATAGTAATGATTTTATATACCTAAATAGAAGTTTAATAGATTATCTTTCTTTTTCTGCCGTGACATACCCTAGTACATCACCTGCATATAAAGCTCGTTCCAGATTCGCCGTGAACTGCGACTGATTGGCCTCAGGCATAAGCTGCATCAGATGAAAGGCCAGTTCTTCTGGTG